TACGAGATGTGGGTATATAATATGCCTACACATAGTGGACCAAGTCCTCATGGTCCTGTTCAAAAGTACCCAAGTTCTGCGCAAACAATTTCAAGGAACCCTAAAGATGTTGATAGTAGTCACCAAGGGTCTGATCTTGATAGCAGTTCTTTTGCTCAGCATCATACTCTCGGCTTTAATCCTAATCAGGCTTCTCCCGGACATCACGTACACGATGGATCTAATTCTAAACTAATTACCGATTTAACGACTTTAGGATTATGGACAGGTACAGCTTTAATTAGTTTCACTACTTTAGATAACTTTACTCAAGCAATAGTTTTTCCTATAACATTTGTTAACCCGCCTACGGTTATGGTAAATATTGGAACTGGTAGCGGATTTGCTGCAAGATGGGGTGCAAGAGCTTTTTCCGTCACGACTACCGGTTTCTCTATTTTAGTATTTGCCCCAACAGCTGGAGCAACACAGACTTGGGTAAACGGACCTGTTAATTGGTTAGCGGTTGGAATTTAAATGCCAAAGAAAAACTTAGACTTTAAAGATTTAGGCCAGTTATTATCTGATGGACTAGTTAAAGCAGCCCAACGCCCAGATATTAATGGATATATACCTCATGAAAAACAACAACATTTTCATTCATCAACTTCTCAAGGTAAGCTATATATTGGCGGAAACCGATCTGGAAAAAGTGTTGGCGGAGTCGTTGAGGACATTTGGTGGCTTACTGGAAGACATCCATTTCGGGAAACTCCACCCCCTCCTGTACGGGGGAGATTGGTGTGCGTGGATTTTCCTAATGGATGGGAAAAAATCATCAAACCCATTGTCACACAATGGATTCCACCAAGTGAACTCATCGATGGTAGTTGGGAGGCTTCGTGGCAACAGCGGGAGAAGCGTTTAACTTTAGCTAATGGCTCATTTTTAGAGATTATGTCTTATGAGCAGGATACAGATAATTTTGCTGGAGCCTCTAGACATTTTATTCATTTTGATGAAGAACCACCAAAGACAATCTGGCAAGAATGTCGTATGCGATTAATAGATACTGGTGGTAGTTGGTGGATTACAATGACCCCTGTAGAAGGTATGACATGGGTCTATGATGATTTATATGAGAAAAAAGCATGTGAAATTATTGAAGTAGATGTTACAGAAAATCCATACCTATCCCCTGTAGAGATTGAATCTGCTATGATAGGTTTGGATGATCAAGAAAGAGCCGCACGTAAATCCGGAAAATTTGTTCAAATTGGCGGTCTTGTATTTAAAAAGTTTAATTCTGACATCCATATAATTCCACCCGTTAAAAGAATACCTCATGACGCAATTATAGTTAAGTCTATTGACCACGGATATAATAATCCTACGTCAGTACATTGGCATATTGTTATGCCAAATGACACTGTCATCACTTTTGCCGAGCATTATTATAGAGAATGGACCATTGCCCAACACGCCGCACGTATTAAGCAAATCGAGGCTGAATTAGACTATCACCAGGACATTAGGGGATATTGTGACCCTGCTATGAAGCAACGTAATCCTTTAAATGGTAACTCTGTTATTTTAGAGTATCGATTAATGGGCGTTCCATTAATTCCTAGCAATAATAATGTTCAAATCGGTCTTGCTAGGATGTTAGGATATTTAAACCACGGGAAATGGTTTATTACAGAGAATTGTGTAAACTTAAAGCGTGAAATGAGGCGCTACAGGTGGAAGACAAGGGAGTCTAAGAAGTTACAGGAAAAGCACGGAAATTACGACGAGCCACATAAGAAAGATGATCACGCGGTGGATGATTGCCGCTATTTTTTTATGTCTAGACCAGAATTAGCACCTGAACTGCATGTCAAGGATAATCTAGCACAGCGAACACTAGTTAGACAATATCTAAATGGCCATGATGGCGTTGATATTTCACGAGGACATATTGATAGAGGTCTTTTACAACCTTCTGCAATGCCTCATGAAATGATGATTTCTACTGACGAACATATGGGGGGCGAATGGTAGCGCTACACGTATCATAGGAAGTAGTCCTGTGTAGGCCAGTGGAGGCAAAAATGGTGGCTAAATCCACGTCAACAACTGCTAAGCCAAATGACCCTACTCCCCCGCGTGAAGAAAAATCTGAACCCCAGCATTTAGGTACTCATCCTGATTCTTTTTATCCCCATAATTTAGAGCGTAATTTTAAGCCTACAGATGATTCTGATCTTGATGAACCAGGTCGTTGGCTTGCAAATGAATTTTTTGCGTCAACTGGACCTACTACAGTTGTACGTCTTGATGAATTAACTAATCTTGGTGATAAGACGTATGAGGGACGCGGAGATACTTCTGACCGCGAACTTGCTAAACAGATTATGATGCGGGCAGGACTTGGCGATCATCCTAGGTTTAACCAGCTTTCAGATATGATGGCTGTCGGTCTAGGTGAAATTGATGATCCTGGAGATTGGCTACATGGATACGGAAGTAACCCACGCTCCACATCCAAGCGGGAGAATTCAAGTACTAGCAAATCCGATAGCCCTACCAGGTAAATGTGTTATTTGCGGAGCATCAGATAACGATGACGGACGTAAATATATAGATATTGGATTTGAACTAGATTTTTACGGTGTATTTTATTTTTGTACTCATTGTATGTCAGAAATGGCTGCTTCTCTCGGGTACATTTCACCTTCTCTTTTCAAAGTTGTAGAGGAAGAAAATCTAGAGGCTTCCAATAAAATTAGGGAGCTAGAGGCCGAAAATGTTAAACTTAGAGTTGCTCTTAATTCTGTTGATTTTCTTGGCACTCTTCGGGCTCCTAGCTCTGGCGTTGCTGATAATCAAGAGCCAGTTGAACCAAAAAGATCAACAAGTACAAAGTCTCTTAAATCGAATAATGAGCCGAGATCTTCAAACGTTTCAAAGTCTGGAGAGGCTGAATTTGCCGACGATATCCTCTGACACTGAAACTATTTCAATGTCAGATTCGGCAGAGGCACAGCGCTATGCACAAAGACACGGACTTGGAGACGTACTTTATACCGAGGATCCGGTATCAGATCAAGAATTAAAAGACATGTTTGAAGACTTGGGCCTTGGAGGAGAATAATGACTGAGACACTAGATATTGGTGTTTCTAATTCTCCTTCTCGTGATGACGATTTTTTCTCTGCTACGGGTAGAAAAGCAGCTAAAGATCAAAAAGAATTAGCTGACTGGGTTCGTAACCAGTTTAAGATGATTAAGTCATCCCGTGCTTCTATTGAACGCCAGTGGTATTTAAATCTCTGTTTTTATTATGGGAAACAAAATGTCGTATTTAGACAGCTCCCAAACTTCGTTATGGGCACTTCTGGCAGTTTGTACGTCCCACCAGCTCCCTATTGGCGAAGCCGACCAGTTATTAACAGAATCCGACCCACAATTAGAGCAGAGCTTGCGAAGTTAACGGCACAGAAACCTAGTGCTTATGTAATTCCTGCAAGTTCAGACGATAGAGATCTTTTTGCTGCACAAGCAGGAGATCAAATTTGGGAATCTTTATATCGTAGTAAAAATTTAAAGGCCATATTTAGACGCTGGGCTTGGTGGGGTTTAGTTTGTGGTACTAGTTTCTTAAAATGTTGCTGGGACCCTGATGCAACTGACGAAGATGCAAACTTTACAGGCGACATCTGTTATAGCCCGGAAACCCCGTTTCATATTTTCGCGCCGGATTTTCGGCAGGAAAATATAGAAGATCAACCTTTTTTAATTCATGCTCAGGTAAAAACTGAGGATTGGGTTAATTTAAATTATCCAGGTATTAAATATTCTGCAACTCAGGATAAAGCTAATGAAATTTTGGATCAGTCTTGGCTTAATATTGTGGGCGCTCAGAACATGGGCGGAGAAAAAGGTGTTCTCGCACTTGAAGCTTGGGTAAAGCCTGGTGCAGTAAAAAAGTTTCCTAAGGGAGCTATGTTTACTGTAATTGGCGATACAATTGTGCAAGGTGTAGAGGGTTGGCCTTATGAGCATAACAAATATCCGTTCTCCAAACTGGACCACATTCCTACGGGAAAATTTTATTCAGACTCATCTATTGTTGATCTTATTCCTTTGCAAAGAGAATATAACCGAACCAGAGGCCAAATCATTGAGGCTAAGAATAGGATGGCCAAGCCCCAATTGATTGCCGAAAAGGGTTCTATTAACGCTTCAAAAGTTACAACAGAACCTGGTCAAATTATTGAATATCAGGGCGGGTACCAGCCCCCTCAGCCTCTCCCCCTTCAGAATTTACCTGCTTATGTTTTACAGGAACTTGATAGAATTCTACTTGATATAAATGATGTATCTGGCCAACACGAGGTTTCAAAGGGTCAGACTCCGCCT